CCGACGCCGATAGCGCGCTGCGCCTGCGCCAAGATCGAAATGTATTCGACCTTCAACGGTGAGCCCTGCAACTCTTCAGGCGGCGGCGGCATGATATCGGTTTCAACGATACGCGCGAACGTGTCGTCTATCGTGGGGTCCAGCAATTCATTGTGCTGCTGCTGAAGCATCGGACCAAGCTGAAGCAACGCCTCTTCTTTGCGTTCCGATAGTTCCATGATGTTCCGCGGCTGGACGCCTTCCATTTGCGAAATGGCAAAGAACACGTCCACAAAGTAAGCCTTGGAAATCCGATCTTCGACGGCCGCTATGTCTTCGCGCAAATCCCCCAGACTGATATTCGGGTCATGGATAGGCGAAAGACCGTCCTTGTTGTTCGGGTCATTGTTCGTGTAAAGCACCGCCGAGCCCGGAAGCTGGCGTAGCCTTACATTCTTCAGACTTCCCGGTCCTTTCAGCGGCGGCGTGACCTTCTTGGCAATCGCCTTGCCCTTCTCCCGCTCTTCGAATTGAAGCTGCTTGACGCTGCCCAGCGACATAATGCCCGGGGAGTTCGTACCGTACACGTCGTCCAAGGTGGTTTCCCACCGCGGCGCGCGAACCGGGAAGCGATCAAAACCGCTTTCACGCAAGAAGGTGTCGCCGTCGCGACCTTGTTCAAAATACACCGAGCGAAAAGGCTTGTTCTTCGCAAAAGCGCTTTGGGTATTGCGTCCAATGTTGGGCTCAATCGCATGAGCGATAGGATACCAGCTATCGTACTTGCCGGTATCGTAAGCACGCCGGATGCTATCCGACACTCGATCAAGCCCGAATTTGCGCACAATCTGCGATACCGTGTTCTCGTATTCGCGATAGAAAGTATCGATAGTTCCGCGGTCACTGGCAGCCAGATAGTACCCGCCCACCGACTGCGTAAAGAACCGGGTCACGTCTTCAAAGTCGTCTACCTGCAACATGCAGCCGGTTCCAAAAAGCCCTTCTTCGCCATACATCGGCGGAAGCATGTTGTAGAAATTGGACTGATTGAAAATATCGCGCATGAGCGCTTCGACCGCGGCAAGCCAATGTTTGACCGGTCCATACTCCATCATGTCTTTATCCGGCGTTTCCAGCCGGAACCACGGACGCGCCGGGCTGGTGATACCCGCCATAAGGCCCGCGATAAGCGTGCGATGCGCACGCGTCGCCGTATCGTTGATTATTTCATGGTGACGCTTCTTGCCCTTGTTCCGATCCGTCACCAAGAACCGGCCGCGCACCGGCGCAACAAATTCCGATAGTTCCATGTGGTGAGCCCGGAAAGAACTATATTCCGAGCGTAGCGCTTCAAGCCGCTGGTGATATCGATCCGTGCGATAGTTCGCCATCTTAAGCCCCCAAGGCAGTTTTGCCGGGCGGTACTTCGCCCAAGGCCGTTTTGGCCGGTTTCTTCTTAGCCTTGGGCGGAGCCAAGGGCGCAGGAGCCGGGTCTTTGGTGCCCTTGGAAAGCAGCGCCGCGGGGTCCGCCAGTATCTTACCCGGCGTACCGCCGATCTTTTCGCTTATGATACGGGCCGGGTCTTTATCGCCCAGCACCGCACCCACCGGGTGAAGCAAACCACTAATGCCTTTTCCGCCAAAACACATACTACTGCCCCAAAGCCGTCTTCAACTGGTTGCGCGTGGTGTTCGCCGGAGCCGTCACACCCCCGGTCAAAACCGTTCCCTGCCGACCAGCGGCCAACGCCGCGCGCTGGCGTTCATCGTCACGCGCCTGCTTAACCGCGGGGTCCGCCTTCGTGGGCGGGTCTTTGGGTGGCGTGGGCGGCGCGGGCGCGGCCGGTGTAGGCGTAGAACCAAAACACATGGCAAAATCCGTTACGATTGAATGTTGCCAACGATCATTACACGAAACCGCTAGCGGTTGTAAGGGTCAAAATCCGCTTCGGCTTCTTCAGCCTTGACCGTTGGCACGTCGGCTTCAGGCTCTTCCTTTATCACGGGCAGCGCAAAGGTCAAAGCCAGTGCGTCGCCACGGCCGGGCGAAGGTAGCCCGCGGTCTTTCATGTTCTCTTTGCTTTCCAGCATGATCTTGCCGTCCGGCCGTGGCACCGTCTCCGGCCCGATAAGGTCTTGGTACAGCACTTCGTCGCGTGGATCGATCACGCCGCCCGCCTTCAACCACTTCTTCATTTCGCCCCAAATGTAGGCGCGCATGTTCACGTAGCCTTCGTCCGGCGAAGCCGAACCGAACCACACCAGTTGCCAGCTACGGCCGACCGAATGCCCAACGGAATAGATACCCGTACCAAAGCCGCCGTCGATAAACACGGCGTCGGCCTTGTACTCGTCTTCGTAGCGCATAATCAGATTGGCCACGTCCACGTCGTTGTCGTTGCGCGGTATGGTTTTCAAGTGCTTTGAATAGAGCCCTTGGCGCAGCATGATTTCCAGCATGTCGTCGCCGGTCCAAGCCGGGTCTACGCCGATGATGATGGGCGCGAAGCGGTACTGGTGCTTTTTCAACGCCCTCGCCCGACGCCGGGCCCCGTCTGCATCGTTGCCGCCAATGAACTGCTTGGCCGACTGCGACGGGAATTGGCCGCGTACACGCACCTTGAAGAAATCACTGTCTTCGCCGTGATCCTCTTCCCATTCCTTGATCTTCTTCAGGTTCGTTTGGCCGGGCACCGTGCGGCTATCAATCTGATAGGTCTTCCAGCGCTTGCGGAAGCGCCTGAAGCACTCACGGAACCGGCCGCTGTTCTGCGTGGGGTTGCCGAAGACCAGCCATATGATGATCGTATCGTTATCGGTCAAAGCGCCTTCGGCCACTTCCCAAACCTTGTCGTGTATCTTCGATCCTTCATCGAACATCAGGATAAGGATTTTATCGCGGCCCTTGTTGTGGAGCCCGGCAAACGCTTCGGTGTTGTGTTCCGACCACGGCGTGAAGTCCAAGCGCCATGTCTCCGACAACGCAGGATCACGCGCCTTGATCGACTGCGCTTGGGTATCGAACCAACCGGCAGTGATCGAACTTCTAAACCACTTTGTAATCTCCGGCACCGTCTTGGTGCGAAGCTGGGTATCCGTATTCGCCGTCACCGTGATACGCGCTTCGGGGAAACAGGACATGGCCCAATTGGATATCATGCCCATTTCGGCCGACTTGCCGATACCGTGGCCGCTGGCCACCGCTATCTGAAGCGGCTGATATCTGGTTTCCGGGTTCTGAAGGTGTTCGGTGATATCTTCGAAAACTTCAAACTGCCAATCGTGAACGTCTTCAGCGTCTTCAAGATCGCCGTGACCCCAATCCCACGCTATCTGTGTCCAGCGGTAAGGATCGTAGCGGCACGCGCGGGCTTGGTCGATTATCTGATTTAAAAGCGCTTGCTCTTCGTTAATCGCCAGCATTGTCCGCCCGTTCGGTACCCCTCTTCAAGCGCTCGCCAAGACCTTCCAGCCCTTTGTGCTGCATCGTGTCATTGTACAGCGAATGGTGCCGCGCCAGCATGTCGATACCGACCTTGGACGGCGTGCGCTTCAGCTTCACCACAACCGACTGAACTTCGTTGCCGTCCGCGTCGTACTCGGTTTCCGTTTCGATACTCTCCACGGTGCGCGCGAATTCGTCGGACCACTCAGACATAGGAAGCAGCTTGCCATCTTCATCAAAGCCGCCGCGGATATCTTCCAGCGCAATATCTTCCATCATGCCGATAATTTGTTCGGTAGTCAGACGGCTCTTGGCCAACAGCTTTTCCTCTTCGTTCGCGATAAGCGCTTTGATCTTATCATCTTTTAACAGACGCGCGCCAGCTACGTGAGCACTGCCTTCGGCGTACCCAGCAGCTTTGGCGGCGCGCGTGGCGTTGAAATCCTTCAGGTATTCCACGACAAACCGAAGGCGCTTATCATTCCGCTTCATAGGCATGGCGCGAGCCTATCCGCGAAAACCGGCAATCGTCAAGCGCTTAGAACCAGACGGATTGCCGCGTAAAATCCTGCGACATTCAGCAAAACCAGTATCCACAAGGCCAGTCGCGCAGCTTCGCCCATATTGTACGCCACCATCATTTCGCCCACGTAGGTGAGCCCCCATGACGCCAGCGCAATCACGATCAGCGCACGCGCCGGTCCCGGATCACTCGGTATGATCGACAAACCGGCTATGCCGAGCACGAAATAGCCAACCGTCAAAAAATATCCTGCGATAATCGCACGGGCTAAAGCTTCCATCTTTTCGTCCTTTCAAAATCAGCGCGGCAAAATCGCCCCACCACCACGTTTAGGGAATTAGTGAGTAGTGCGTAGCCCCTATATAGATATATTAAAAAGCTAATTTCCCCTTTTTAAAATATCTCTATATTCATACTCACTAATGCACTTACTCCCTAAATGTTATTGTAACCCCTTGATATTTAACAATAACCCAATTAGTGCAAAAAAATAAAATTAGGGAGCGTTGCACACACTAACTCCCTAATCGTCATTTTGGGGGTGAAATTCTGGAAATCCCCGCACTTTCACCCTTCGAAAATTCCGCGCGCGCCTCGTCAATTTTATTTAGTGCGGCCGCGGTTACCCACTCACTAAAGTTTCGAAGGGCCCTCACGGCTATCTGTTCGCCGTCATATGTGAACCTGAAACCGTTCCGATCTTCAGGCTTCAGCGACCCTAATTTCTTCCAAATCATCCGCGTGACGGCTTCCGGTTGCATGGCCGTTTTATCGAGTTCGGCGGCGCGAGCGGCCATGACCACCGCAGCCTTCAAACTCTTCAGCGTCACCAAGTCAGACGGGTGCTTTTCGGCCAGCATTTCGGCTATCAGTTCCGAAGGCGGCTGGTTCTCCGCAATCATGCGGCTCTTGGCTTCCGTGGCGGCTGGATAGATCGGGCTGAAAT